CCTGCCATTGATGTCTTTACCCTTCTCTACCAGCAGAATGCTAAGGCCATCCGCCTGGCACAGCTCTAAAGCGGCAAAGATACCCGCCGGTCCACCCCCGACAATAATGACATCATAATATTTTTTGGTCACCTTACACTCAAGACCCCTGAACTCCACACATCGGAACCCAGGGGACTCCTTCAACTTTAATATTTTTGACACTCTATTGTATAACCTGTAGCTTTAGGCGTCAAGGAAACTTTATCTGGGGTGCGAAACTATAGCGAAGCTTCAAAAACTACTAATTAGTCCCCTAGGCAGAATTGCATCATACGAAATAATCTCGAAGTCAAGGCGGTCCTGAGTAGGGTCCCAATAAATCCGCCATCTTAGCAAGATGTCAGTTCCCAGCAGGGAAGGCAGCTGCTCACATTCTATTGAATACGGGGTAATAGATAGTCTTACAGAATAAACAGGAAGGGTACCAACATCACTTGCGAAAACAACGATTGCACTTACTGTGGCTGCTTGGTGTGAGGAACCCACTCCGATAGTCGGCTCTGTATAAGCAAGGCTCCCATAATCGATTCTCATCCTTCTTCCGTCAGCAGGGTTTAGCGTTGTGACATCAGAGCCCGTATCGACTAGGAAATCAATCGGGCTCGATTTATGCCACATGGGAATAAAAAGGAGACCCTGACAATAGGGTCTCCCACTTTGTGGATCAAATGAACCTTTGACAATCATATCGCTATAATATCATAATTTTCTTCTCTGTGCTTAGGAATTGGGTAACAACCCTGTCACGAGGCAGCCCCTCTTTGTCGACTATCTGGAGGAGTTCTTCAAGAGTGTCTGCTATGAATACGACTTTTCCATCATAGAAGGCAATCCATTTATTTGGGTGTTTCTTTACTAGATTGGGCCGCTGTTGCGCAAGTAGGGTAACATCTCTGCGGAATTTTGCCAGCTCTTGGTATATCTCCTCTGGTGACCCCACATCATGGATAAGGCGCTTTTCGGCAGCAGATATGCTCATCTTAATCTCCTTTCTCGCCTTCTATCCGGTAATAGATATTTAACCTCAGTTATAGTATACATATAGTATACACCATTAATAATTCTTGTCAACAGCACTAAAGTGTTATCGCTCTTAAGTGGCGAGCATAAATATCTATGATAACCTCTATTTTGTAAACTGCCTTTCAGACATTAATTAACATACTACAATTATCAATAGTGTGTCAACATCTCTACGGTTCAATAGCAAATATGCCCTTAGGTATAAACCGCTATCACTACTGCTTCTTTGGGGTTATGCTCATCAAAGAGGATAACGGCTACCTTCCTGCCGGCTGTCATCTCAGCCGTGGGCAGGTTCCGGGCAACAGTAACGTCTTCCAGGTAGACCTTGTAGCTGCCAGCAAACTGGACAGTAGCGGTATAAGCACCAGAGTTAAAACTTTTCAGCACTGCTTTCCTCAGTCTCATTTCCGATTACTCCTTTTAATGTCGTTATACTTCTCCCAGTGATAGCCGCTCCTCATATTCTCCCCGACGAGGATTGTAAGTCAGGGTTAGACCGAGGACACGCTTCTTCTCAGCACTGAGCCCGGCCCGGCTGTCCGTTATATCAATCACGTCATAGAGTTGCTGCCCACAATTAACCGGGATTCGAACTATACCGCCGGTTGATTCTATTTCAGCTTCTCTTAAGTGGGCTTCTCCCCGAGCCTGGGCTTTAGCTACCGTGTCTATATTCTTGTCCTCAAACTGTCTTAGCCGGTCATAGAGCTTGTCTATTTCATCCCAGACAAAAGAGTCAGCCACTATCGGTTCCTCACTTACCGGGTCATAGCCTTCAACCTGAACTCGGTTGATGGCCTGGGCTCCCTTTCTATACCTGCCCTCGAATATCGGGTGGGCTGAGCCATAGGAATAGACCGAACTATCCGTATCCAGTGGATTTATGATATAACCCTTGTTACCCTCAATAAGCAGCACATCGGGGACAAAGGATAATAGCTTCTTAGCAATCACCTCTCCCTGGTTATTGGGATTGATGGTGAAATCAGGGTAAAAGCTGGTTATAACTGACGACTGAGATTTAACCTCAAGCTTTAAGCCCACCCGGGAAAGGACAAACTCAAGGATTTGCTTAACACTCATCTGGCTGGAGTCCTTGTTCCATCGGAATTGATGCCTGGCTCTCCAGGTATCAATCAACCCCCAACCATCTGAGGCATATAGCATCAGGCTGGCCTTACCGGCAGAGCTGGTATGCTCATAGGCATCAAGAATAAATGTTTGTCCTGAGCTGACCTCGCTACCAGCCATCGTCAGATAGCCAGGGCTGAACTCAAGCTGACAGCCGATGTCCAGGGTTTGTAAACTCCCTTGCCCAGGTGAAGCATATTGTCCTTCATCATTCCTTAGCTCAATTATTAATCTACCTGATGTCTCACTGGCCTCTTGTTTCAGGGATAGCACATCGCTAGTTAAGCTGATGGTCTGCTCCATCTTACTGGCTCGCCATACTCCGCTGGGGTTTGATAACCAGCAGTAGTCACCATGGTGAGCCATGGCTAGGCCGTATTCTGAGGATAGGTTAAATGGCACTGGCTCATGCCACAGATTATCCGTAAACTTAGTGTCAGGAATGGAGTAAGACCAGAAGGGGCGATTATAGGATTCAGTCCCGGTAAACTTCTCTACATAGAAAGTCCGGTAGACATCTGGCTTATCCAAAAAGACTCTATGGTATTCAAAATTACCATCTGACGGGGCAACAGCAATTTCCTTTAGTGCCGACCAGGTGCTGGGAGCAACTTCACCACCATCACCGTAAACCAATGACCATAGCCTATAGTTGTCATCAGTGTCTTTGCCGGTAACGACGAGGTTCCAATCGCCATCATAGACGGTAGCCACGCCGGACAGATCGCCAGTTGACTTATCCCAGGCGATACTACTGCCCCAGTTACCATTTATCCGCTTCATGACATATAAAGTAGCCTGGTCGGCAAAGAAGAGAGCGATATCCCCGTTAGGCTTATAAGCGGCGGTGATGCCATAGATGGCGGTGGTTGGGGTGTAGCCGAGAAGCTCTGGGCTACCCCAGGTGACGCCGTAGTCGATGCTCTTTAGCTGATAAATCTTCCGGTCACTTTTAATCCAGAAGATAGATACCTCAGCCCCTGATGAGCAACAAGCCACAATAACAGCATTATACTGGTTAGTATAAGTCCACTGGCTGAAATCGGATTCTGGACTCGGGTCGGCCACTCTCTGTCGATATAACTTTCTGGAATCAGACGGGGGCGTTATCCTGACCCTGATAAGCGAGCCATCACCGGGCATGGTTACAGCGTGGAAGTAGTCGTCCTCAGAACCGGTGTAAAGACGTGACCAATCGTATCTTACTACCCCGGCAATCTTATTCTTGGCTTCCAGCTTAACATAGGGAGTTCTCGTCGCCTCTTTCTGGGCAGCTAGCAGTGTTTCTGACAGGCTTCTCATCGCTTTGCTCCACCGGTTGTATTATTGGTTTTCCCTTGGTTGGGGATATATTCCTTGCCCCAGAACAGGTGGCCGGCGATGTAGCCTAAAGCAAAAACTAGAAGAAACCAGAAGACTGACTCCCATAACCAGTGCCCCATTAGAGCACCGACGGCAACAAGACCGATAATCCAGAGTCCCTCAAACTTATGCCAGGTATCGCGCAGAATATAGGTCCACGGTCGGCTGCCTATCCTTGACCAAAGTGCTTGATAGATGTTTATTGCCATTATCTCTCCCAGGTTTAACTCAGTATCTCCCTTGCTTAAGGCCCGTAGTCAGTTGATTTAGAGACGATGGGGTAGTAGGGTTTATACATAGAGCGGACTCTGACCCTGTTCCTCCTGCCCAGTCTCTTCAACTCACTCTTAAAAACCCTCAGCTTCTCGTTCCCCCAGGCTAGGAACTCCCTGGGGGTCATAGTGCCACCAACGTTGACCCGGTTTATGGCGTAGACAGCCCATTCAACAGCGGCATAGCCACAGGCTCCAGCAGCAATTAGGTCCTCGAGATAAGGGGGACTGGTGGAGCTTGAGGCATCAAGGGTATGAAGCTTACCATAGTAGATATAGGCGTTCGAGCCATCAGGGACTTCATCACCAAGCAGGGTTATGGTGTCCCCCCACAGGATGAACCGCTGCAGCCGTTTAGGAAAATTGTCCACTGGGTATTCCACAGCTTGAACCATAATGCGGTCACTTAGACTGGATATATCAATGTCTCTAGAGCCAAGGGTGGTGACTTTAGTTGCCTTCTGTTCATAGGGAATAGCCTCAGATAACTCCCTGACGGCATGGGTGACGTGTCTATCCAGCTCATCATCAGTCCAGCGGTAGTTAGCCTCATCCTCATCCTTGAGGTCACGCCGGACTATGGCTCTCATCTCGCTTAGATTCATCGTTTATCTCCTCAGCCTGGCTAATGCTTTTACCAGCCTTCTCAGTTTAGTAGTAGTTAGCTCGGCATCCGGGAGGGCGGAGAGTTTGGCGACTACCCCCTCCGCCTCCTCCCTCTCCAGCTCCTCATCGGATACCTCGTTGGGAATTTGCTCTGTCCCTATTAGGTTACCGTTATTATCATAGGTCTCAATTGTTTCGTATTTTATTTCTGGCATATCATTACCCTCCTTAGTCTAATGATGCGATTCTTGGCAAGACCCATGCACCGAACCGTGTCCGATCACCCCCGGAAGGAAATGGGGCAGGCAAAGCTCCATAGGCTTGGCTCTTATACCAGGCACTATACCAGTAATTTGAAAAGTCGCCCTCGTATATTCCAATAGGGCTGGCAGCATACGCTCCTTTTCTTACACTGGGAGTGCCATCAGAGTTCACAACGAACCAATAGATACCCTTTGATAGTGACTGGTCAATGGTTATCGCCTTGACCCCAGTGCTATCTACGTCAACAGTCCCGGCATCCAGCACGAGGCTCCCAGGGTAATTGTTTGTGCCGTTGGCGTAGATGCCTAGCCTTGCCTTTTTACCGGTGGCTCCTGCCGAGCTAACATTAATAGCAATACGGTCTATGGTTAATGGCCTAGCAATAAAGAAAGCCCCAGCGAGTAGCTCATTAGCAGTCAAGGCTGCGGTATTGTGAGCGTCTATTGGATAGCCATATAGGTAAGCACCAGTCCTCGGCGTTTGGAAAATGTCAGCCATGTGAGCGTCAAGGTCAACCATGTGGTCAGCCAGTTGTCCTTCCAGTAATTCTCCAGCCAGTTTAAGCATTTTGCACCTCCTAGCTTAGGGCATAGTCCGCTGACAGGGAGAATGATGTCCCTGAGAAAGCGGTTACCTTAAGAAATATGATAGCCCCTCTTGAGTCGACCACCAGGGCATGTTGTCCGGTAGTGGTAAAGGTTCTCTTGCCACCGCCAAACCATTTTTCTTGCCTCGGGTTCCAGAAGATGACCTGAGCCTCAAGGCTGGAAAAGTCGGTGCCGGTGATGGTAATATCAAAACGGCACTCTTTATACCCCCGGCTATCAACAGCGCCTGAGGTATCGGCTGGGTCGGTAGCGTCAACACTAGTGACATTACTCCGGTGGAGCTTGGGTTGTGTTGTGTAAACTTCTGCCATAATTTACCTCCTTGTTTGGAGAGGGGCCAAGCCCCTCTCCAACAGTTTACTTTAATCCTGAACTCCGATTAGAGCGGCTGCCTTAATCGAGCTAAACAGAGCCAGAGACACATACCACTTGACCCTGGTTCGGGAAGCGTCCTTGTTCTCTAGTGAGCCAATCGGCTCTGCCTGTAAGAAACCGGGGCTGGTTAGGCCAGAAAGGGCACCTTCCCCAAGCTGAACGGCATAGATAGTGGAACAGGTGCCACCAGTGGTGGCTGTCTCCAGACCATCAACCAGGACATGGGTATCAAGTATCCAGTCATTGACGCCGATTGGAATGCCATCCCACAACTGGATGAAGTTACCCCAGGTATCACGGTCGGTATCCATCATCCCCCCAGCTGCCCTGACCAGAGCATTAATCTTTCGCCTTGAGCGGCGGCTCATTAGCAGCATATCAGGCTTGCCACCCTTTACGGCATCGATAAGCTCGTCCAGTTTATTCAGGGTCAGGGTAGCTCCAGTATCCCCCATAGCTATCACCTGGTCGCTGGCAGTAGCGGTATCAACGAGTTCCCTTAGGCCGTCAAACTGCTTGGCATTTTCGCTTGAGTCCCCGTAAATAAAGGTATCCTCAAACTTGTCACGTAGAGCCTTGGCTTTAAGCTCGATAACGGCGCCTTCTAAGTCCTGGACATTACTCCGGGTTGCCTTAAGGAAATTATCGACATCGGCATCGCCACCCATAATCTTCAGGTTAGCCGTTTTCTGTTCAAAGGTTGGGGTAGACTCAGCCCAAGTATCACCCACATCGTAGAAATCAATGTTGGGTAGGGTCTTTTCTTGGTTATAGGTTAAGCCATTGCCCACGATTTCAATGAAGGGAAGACGCTGAAGGATAGGTGAATCCTTAACGATGGTCTCCACCACCCCCTGTAGTAACACGTCATTAGATAATTTAGATGCTTCAGCTAAAGTTAACGCCATTTTGTTCCTCCTTTATGTTTCTTAATTAGCTTTCGTCCCTTTTCAGGAAGAAAAGCCTCCTATTGCATATTGAATCTTCTCTCTTGGGGATAGAGCTGATAGGTCAGGTGCTGTCCTTTCCGGGGCACCAAGCGGCACCCTGGCCAATGAAATTTCAGCCTCCATGCCTTTCCTTATCTTGCTAACAAGTTCCTTGGCTGATACCAGAGAATCGGTTATCGCCTCAATACTGTCCCCGGTAATCAGCTCCTCAGGGAGGTCAGGATTAGACTGAATCACTAGCGTCTTATAGCTGGCCACCGCCTGCTTCAGGCTCTCATTGAGTTTATTCAGGCTGTCATTGGATTCAGCTATCGCCTGCTTCAGGGCAGCGATTTCACTCTCCAGACTGGCTACCACCGCCTCTAGTTCAGAGATACGGGTATCTCTTGAGGCCAGCTCCTGGTCTTTCTGAGCAACTAAGTTCTCAAGCTCAGCAATCCTTTCCCTGGACGCTTCACTCTGACCCACCTCACCCTCCGGTGGATTCTGGACGGTAGATTCTGCCGGGTTTAGTTCATCATTATCTGGCAATTTTCGTCCTCCTTTTCGTCCTTTTATGACTAAATCTGTCTAGTCAGACGAAGATTCCTCAATGCCCTCTACCTGGGATTCTGAAGCCCTCTCTCTCGCTCTGCTCCGAGTAGATTTGGCATTAAGCTCTTTATTCATCCTGAGGATGGTCTCTCGCTCCTCAAGCCACCGATTAAACTCGTACTCTGGGTCTTTAACCCCCAGCTCGTCCATTGCCCGGCGTCGGGAGTGGATGCCGGTTTGAACTAATGACTGCTCGTTGGCTACCAGCCG